TGATGACTTTGATTTGGACCACTATAGTGTTGCCGCAGCAACGCAAAAAGTATATGAAGAAGAATTTGAAAAACTACTGATACGCGCAAAGATGAAAGACACCTTCCAAGACAATCTTGTTCTTATGGGTGGATGTGCGTTAAACTGTAGTGCAAATCATATTGCACGAAAGTATTTTGATAATGTCTGGATTATGCCTAATCCTGGAGATTCGGGTAGTTCTTTAGGTGCTATTGCAGCTAACAACAGACAGAAGTTTAACTGGAAGGGCCCATATCTAGGCGCAGATATGGGAGGAGAGTTTCCTGTAGAAAAACTCTTGACAGAATTGCGTAAGACGGGTATAGTGGGTGTAGCAAATGGGCAAGCAGAATTTGGGCCAAGAGCATTAGGCAATCGCAGTCTTCTAGCAGACCCACGAGGTCATGATATAAAGGACAGAGTAAATGAAATCAAGCAACGACAGAAGTTTCGTCCGTTCGCTCCAGTCATTCTGGCAGAACATGCGAGAGACTACTTTGAAATGTCATGGGAAGACTCCCCTTATATGCAATATACTTCAAGATGTAAATATCCTGATCGGTTTCCTGCTATTGTTCATGCTGATGGGACATCTCGTGTCCAGACTGTGACAAAAGAGCAACATTCTGGACTATATGAACTTATTAGCAGATGGTATGAAGAAACTGGATGTCCAATGCTATTGAATACGAGTCTCAATATCAAGGGTATGCCCATGGTGAATAACTTCAAAGATGCAGACGATTTTGAGGCCAAATATGGCGTGAAAGTCTTTTCGTAATAAATATTTACATGAGCAATATTCTAAAGTTCCCGAACAAATTTCGCAAGGAAGCTAGAAGTTATCGCATACCGTTGTATACGGATGCTGATATAGAGATTGTGTTATTTTGCGTTAATGCTTTTGGGGTTACTCCAAATAGAAACATGATAGACGACTTATTAGCAATGGACCCAATTGAAGTTATAGAATGTCTTGACATTGCCAGCCAATCTGATATAATATCAACTGTAGCTAAGAATCACATACGCTGCATACGTGAATCTATTGAAGAAAGTTAATATATTATGAATATCTTTTATTTGGACCGTGACGTTTCCAAGTGTGCCGAATATCATAACGACAAGCATGTCGTCAAGATGATTATAGAGTATGCACAACTGCTATCTACCGCCCATCGCGTAATCGACGGCGTAGAATATGTGGATAAGACTGCCAATGGCAGGTCAATCAAACGCTGGCGAATGGAAGACAATACTCTTGAAACAGTCCTCTACAAAGCTACGCATATCAATCATCCGAGTGCTGTCTGGGTTCGCCAGTCTAACAATAATTATAACTGGCTTGTATGTCTATTCCAATCCTTGCTTGCAGAATACACTCATCGCTATGGTAAAATCCATGCTACCGAACGACTAGTGTATTTTCTCCGCAAGCCGCCTCAGAATATTCCAGTCAGTCATCTGACACAGCCAACTCCTGCTATGCCAGACGAATACAAGGTACATGGTGACTCTCTACAGTCATATCGTAACTATTATGTAGGTGCAAAAAAAACTATGGCAAAATGGAAAAATCGTGAAATTCCTTGCTGGTGGAAAGACGCGACACAATAAATAACTGCATGAAGACAGTTATACCGATTTCACCTCCCGAATTCACAGTGCCTCCCTCGGCACTAGGCGACTCTGCGCTTGCAGGGTCGCCTTTTTTGTATCAACTCAAACCCCTAAAGGACTGTCATGGCAAGAAAAAAACAAAACCCATTACAAGTTGTCTCAAATAACGATGCTCCAGTAACCTTAGAGAAGAGTAAATTATGCAAGGTAAAATACGAAGACCTCAAACACATTCAACCAAAGAACTTCAATCAGAGACAATTTTTTGAATTATACGATCAACAGTCCACAGCAACTCTACTACACGGTGTAGCAGGTACAGGGAAAACCTACATCGCACTTTATAAAGCACTAGAGGAAGCACTAAATCCAGAGACAGTATTTGAGCGAGTAGTGATTGTCCGCTCTGCTGTTCCATCAAGAGAAATTGGTCATCTACCAGGAGATGAAAAAGAAAAGACAGAAGTTTATCAGTTACCTTATGTAGAAATCTGCGAGGATTTGTTTAATCATATCCAGCCATTTCAGCGATTGCAAGAACAGAAGTCGGTGAACTTTATGATCACCTCATTTGTTCGTGGTATCACTCTAGATAATTCCATCGTCATTGTTGATGAGTGTCAGAACATGACGGATATGGAACTTAACTCAATCATGACCCGAATTGGCAGAAACTCAAAGATCATCTTTTGCGGAGATTTCCGCCAAACCGATCTATATAAAAAGAACGATATGTCGGGACTTCAAAAGTTCATCGCTATCGCCGAACTAATGCCTTCGTTCAAAACTATAGAGTTTTCTGTTCATGATATAGTAAGGTCGAAATTAGTTAAGGAATATATTCTGGCCAGACTAGAATATGAGGAGAGATACGCATAAAAGACTTGACAAACTAAGCGAATCATGTTATAAGAGTATATGTTTAAAACGATCTATGATTATACCGATTTCGCCCAAGATGAAACAAGAGAAGATGGTAGCAGAGTTTACGTCAATGCCTTAGGTGTTGGATATCCCTCTGCTACCACTGTTCTCGGTGTTCTGAATAAAGATGGCATCAACAAGTGGCGTGAGCGCGTTGGCGAAGAAGAAGCCAATCGCATTTCTAAGCAAGCTACTACTCGTGGAACTAAAATCCACACACTTACCGAATCATATCTAAAGAATGAAGAAGTCGATTTCGATAGCGTGAAAGCGTCCTTGTTAGACAAGGAAATGTTCAATAAGTTTAAATCAATTCTTGACCCTATCGATAACATTCACTGCCAAGAACTGGCGCTATACAGCGACTTCTTGCGTATGGCTGGTCGTGTTGACTGTATCGGAGAATACAACGGTATTCGTGCCGTAATCGACTTTAAGACTTCTAATCGGCCCAAGAAGAAGGAACATATCAGTTCCTACTTTATGCAGACCGCTGCATATGCAATCATGTATGAAGAACGAACTGGTATTCCTGTTCCCTTTCTCGTTATCTTGATTGCCGTAGATGGTGATGAGCCTCAGGTGTTCGTAGAAAAACGAGACAATTGGGCAAAAAAATTGCTTGAAGCCCGTGATTTGTTTGAAAAAGGTATTGACAAATAAGACTTAAGGTCTTATATATAGATTATCAGTTGTTGACAGGCAACAATAAAGGCGGAAAGACGCGGGTGCAACTCCCGCCACCTCCACCATAGATACATCAAGGTCCGACCCGAAAGGGGTGCCTACTAAAGTGAGGGATGATGGTGTATCTATGATGGGGGTGAACTAGGATCGATTTTCGTGTAATAGGAAGTCCGAGACTGATTGCTTGGCAAAGTGCCACTAAAAGTAAATGCAAACGATAACGTTGCCTTTGCAGGATATGCGCTAGCCGCATAATCTCATTGGGTTTTTGATAGTTTTCCCTCGAAACAGAATAAAACTATCACCTGTTCTTCTTATACGATGAAATGAGTGACCTTAGAACTTGGAAACGCTAAATAGTTATATGACCCGACGTGTGTAACTGAATAGGCCAAACACAGCGGGTCTTTTTTTTGTCTTCGGGCAATCAGTGTGGGGAGTCACTGGCTAATACCCTCTCAAGTTTAACAACTAAATGGAAATAAGATGACTTCCTTAAACAAGAAGTTCTTCAAGTTTCTTTCGATTATTACACTATTAAGTTATGGTTTATATGGAATTAATTCATATGCTGAAACTGCCATCGAAAGAGAAGCAAGGGAATATTCCCTCGGCGTCGGAGAAGTAATTCAGGACATCAAAGAAGATGCCCAAGAACAACAACGAAAAGTAACACAACAAAGAATCCAGACGCAAAATATCCGTCTGGCAAATAATAGAGAATTGAAGTGTCTAGCAGACAACATCTATTATGAGGCTGGTAACCAGTCTACTCACGGCAAATTGGCCGTTGCTGCCGTCACTATCAATCGGGTAAATAGCCCCAAGTTTCCTAAATCTGTATGCTCCGTTGTATACCAGAGAACAAAACGTGTTTGTCAGTTCTCGTGGGTGTGCGAAGGAAAGAAGAGTGTCCGCAGTGCGCAACAATATGCAGAAGCCAAAAGAGTGGCTGAGAAGGTATTGTTCGCCGGAGCCAATCATGGCGTATTAGGAAAAAATGTTCTATTCTACCATGCAGACTACGTAAATCCCCGTTGGAACTTACGTAGAGTAGCTAAAATTGGTGATCATATATTTTATGCAGGATAAAGAATGGGTAAGAGAAGCAACTTTGAACATCGTAAGAATGATTTCTATCCGACTCCGTTGGATGCAGTAAAGCCTCTCTTACCCTTTCTTCCATCGGAGTTTACCTTCGCTGAGCCTTGCGCTGGCGACGGTAGACTCTGTAGGCATATCGATACACTAACTGATAGTAATGCAGTAGCTACTTTGGTTTCCGATCTTGAACCTAAAGACCCTTCTATTGAAAAATATGATGCATTAACTGTTGACATTCCCGCTAATACAGAGTATATTATAACTAATCCGCCATGGTCTAGATGGATACTACATCCATTGATTGATAGGTTTGCTAGTATTCGCCCAACTTGGCTTCTCTTTGACGCCGACTGGATGCATACAAAACAAGCGATACCCTATCTACAGTATTGTAGTAAAATTGTGGCCATTGGCAGAGTGAAGTGGATTGAAGATAGTAAGTTTACTGGCAAGGATAATGCTTGCTGGTATCTTTTTGATAAAAATGAAATGAGTGGAACACAATTTTATGGTCGAGGATTTTCAAGTGGTAGATGAAATCAGCAACGAATTTCTGATTACGAAGAAGTTTAAAACTTCTACAGAGTTTTCTCAATTTATTGAGAAGCAAGCCTCATCGACAGGTCTACAGTGTATGGACTTGTTAGTTGATTATTGCGTGAAGAATGAGATTGAAATGGAATCAGTATCGGTTCTGTTGACTACTTCACTCAAGGAAAAGATCCGCGCGGAAGCGGAAGAACTAAATATGTTGAAGCGCAAGGATGGAAAGCTCCCCTTCTAATGGACTCTTTCGAAGTTTATCGTGTCTACATGTCACTCAAACTTCATTTTACTTCCGATGATTACGACATCACAAAAACAAAATCTGGCGTTAGATGTAAACGTGAAACATTCCTTAAGCGTAAGGATGTTCTATTGTTTCGTAAGTTAGCCAAACGATTTAGTTTTACTGAAATGGTGGACTATTTCGTAGCCAACTTTGTCAATGGACATAATGGTCTATTTGATGCCGAAAGTGATAATGTATATCGGGACTGGAAGTCTAGAAAAGAGAAGCTGACATATCTGTTCACGCAAGATATCTCTACACTTATGTTAGAGGCTGAAAAAGCAAACGTTGACCCATTGATTAGTGACGGTCAACATCCCCTAGCATTAAAACTATATCTTGGTAAAAAAATTAGTCTTGAAACTCTAGTTATTCTTGACAAATTATTTAATTTCGTGTATAGTAACAATACTACGTTAGCAAACGATTTTATATGGAAAGATGTATCCCGTTTGATAACAAAGTACCGTGTCTTTGTCAAATTTGATAAAGACAAATTCTCTCAACTATGGATCAAGGAGAAAGGCCAAGTGGTCTGTTAAATGAGTCATTCTAAGCGTAGAGACTTCGATTATGAACCTCGTGTCAAAGAAGTTCGTAAAGGTGTTGATAAATCTAATAAACACCGTAAAAACCTGTATAAATACTCTGGTAGTCAAGAAGAAGATTTCGATGACTACGATGATTATGATACACAACGCAAATATTAACGCAATACAACGCAATACAACGCAAAATAAGGAATACAAATATGTCTTTTAATTCTCTATCGGAACTCCGTAAGAACCGTGGCAACTTCGACTCGCTCATGAAGGAAGTCGAAAAGATTGCAAATCCCACAAACGAAAAGCGCGGCGATGATGACCGCTTCTGGAAGCCTTCTGTAGATAAGGCTGGCAATGGCCAGGCTGTTCTTCGTTTTCTTCCTGCACCTCCAGGTGAAGAACTTCCTTGGGTTCGTGTGTATGATCATGGCTTCCAAGGCCCGACCGGAAAGTGGTACATCGAAAACTCGTTGACTACTATTAACAAGCCAGACCCTCTTGGTGAACTCAATTCAGAACTCTGGAATTCGGGTATCGAAGCCAACAAGGAAATCGCTCGTAAACAGAAGCGCCGCTTGTCCTATATCTCTAACGTTCTTGTTGTTCG